ACTATAACCACCTGTAAAACTAGGTCTTCCGTGTTTACCCATACAAACTTCAACAAACTTATCAATTAAATCATCAAGTGAACTATATGTTTTACCATACGCCTTATGTCTTGATAGTGATTTTGTTTGCCAGTGTAACACTCTGAACTGAGTTTGGGTTTCTAATAAAAATTTAACAACTTCCGAATTTTTCATAACAATATTTTATAATAAATATATCAATAAATGAAAAATGGAGGTCATTGACCCCCATTTTCAAATTCTAATTTTTGTTGACTCTTTTGGTCTACAAAACTTTGTATTCGTTGTTTTGCAATTTCACAATATTTTTCACTCAATTCAATACCAACCCATCGTCTATCATGAACAACTGCGGCTACACAACTGGTTCCTGAACCATTGAACGGGTCTAACACTACATCGTTTCTATATGATAATATCTTAATTGCCTTTTCAGGAATATCCATAGAGAACGTTGCCTTTGTTAATGAACGAGTATCGGCAAAGTATTTCCATTGTCCAAATACCAATTCCATAAACTCTTTTTTATCTTGTTCGGAATAAGCAACTTTGTTCTTTCCTTCTTCAGTTAGATAAGGTTCACCCTTCCATTGTGGTTCACCTTTAACCTTCTTGATATGAACTTTTTTATAAGCCAAGATGACACATTCTTTTGGGTTGTAGATATAAGGTGCGGATGGACTCATCCAAGAACCCCAAGCAGTTGTTTTACTTCTATGTGGTGAGTCTTCTTCAAGGTCCACAATACCGTAGAACTTAAACCCAACTTTCTTCATTACCTGATATAATTCTGAAGCGAAGAATACTCTACCACCACGAGCTTGTACATTAACTTCATATGGTATGTTAATAGCCATTCTTCCATCGTCTTTAAGTAAACGATACGCTTCCGTTAACCATTTTTCAGACCACACCCAATATTCATCCATAACAATCTCATCGTTATGTGTGTCGTATTGGATACCTACATTATAAGGTGGTGATGTTACAATCAAGTCAACCCAACCTTCAGGCATCTCACTCATCACCTCAATGGTATCACCATTCAGGACTCTGTTAATATAATTCTCAATCATTCTGTAATTTTTCTATCTTTTTTTCAATATACCATATCGCTTTCTTCAAGTCCTGAACTACGTTGTCTTTCTTACCAGCTCGTGATAGGTATTTGACCGCATTACCCAAATAAAAATCTTTATCTAAACCCCAAGCATCAATGACCTTGATTGCTTCATATGGATTATCCTCACCACCATAGTGTGATGGATGATTAACCATTTCTTTTTGTTCTGACATAATATTCTTTTCCATATTTACTTTCTTCAAGTATACCCTCACTTACAAGTTTTTCAATTCGTTTTCTTGTTTCATCGATTCCAACTCGTAGGATATAATCACAAATGTAATTGATATGAACTGGTTTTTCAAGTTTTCTTAACAGAACTTCATTCAGGTCTATATTGTTTCTCATACTCTTTAAATTTTTTAGCAACGTCGTTATTTGTGAAAATGATGGAATCAGCTTTGAGATAGTGATTAATAATAGTTAAATCTTTTTCTAAATTTTTAATTTGTTCTTCCCCTATTATTTTTTTGTTGAATCCCATATTACAAAAGTATTAATTTTTCTTTAGATTTACAATTGTTTTTTTCTGAACTATGTAACTTAATACCTTTCTTTTAAAGATTGGTAGGAGTGTATTTTCAAATGGTAGGTCGTTGGAAGACATTAATTCAAAAATAGGTAAACTTATATCTTGAGTTAATTCATTTAATATTGTTCTGATTACCTTTTTACTTTCCCCATCAAATATTAACTGAACCGCAAATTTACTGTCGTGTTTAACCGTATCAATACCACCAGTTGTATACTTCCAAATCCTTTTGTTGTTCCCATTAAGTGTAAAAAAGTAACCTCTTTCTAAATCCTGTTTCTTGTTTTCGTTGGTATGTTTGATTGAAACTGAATCGTATGTTAATGTCCAAAGAGCTTTGATGACATTAAAGTATTCAAAAAACTTTGGTCCGGCATATTTTAGAACCTTATTTAGTTCCTCCAACTCATCATCACCTAACTTTGGGATTGGTGTAAATTTAAGTTCATTGATTAGTATTTCATCATCAATGACTTCAAATTTTTTGTTAACTATGATGTATTTGAATTCCGAAGACATCACTTGTAGATTAGCCAAGTGTAATGACATTTCACTAAATAAGGGGTATAACTCAAACTTCTCAATCTTATCGTCACAGAACTTTAAAAAGTCCATCAACATATAATATTTGTGTTCGTAGTCAATTGGTTCTGTTAATAACCAGTCTGTCGTTAATCTGAAATGATTATTTTTTTTTGTTCTTCTTTTTCTTGGTTTGGTTTCCATTTTACCCTTCTATTTGTAAAATGTAATATGTTTCATCATTAAATTCAATAGTATCGTATTCACCATCGTAAGTGTTCAATGTGTGACCGATACCATCAGAACGAAGTAATCCTTCTTTGAATCCTTGTGTGTCTATATAATTCTCAATTTCCAAACCATAATTTTGAATTGTGGTCATAGGGTCATCAACCAAATCATTAACTAAATCTTCAACCTTATCCTCAATTAAATCTTCAGGAATAGTTTTATCACTATCTTTTAATTCATCCAACTCTTCATTTAATTCGTCATATTGTTCTTGTGATAAGTTCTCAGAATCTTCCAACATTTTATTAATCTCATCAATTCTTTCTTGAACTGCTGGGTCTGAATATTCAAAATCTTCCTCATTAAAAAAATCTTCAAGGTTTTCTCTAACATTACTTTCTTCATCTTCTCTGAAAGTTTCCTTAAGTTCTTCAACATCAATATAATCTTCAACAAAACTTTGATTAAAACCTTTTATTCCAATATCATCGATTAATTCATCAATTTTTTCATACGCTGACATGTGGGTGTCGTAATTATCACCAACCGCCCATCTTTCTTTTGATTCTTCTAAGTCGCCAGTTAACACATAGAAAACTCTCATATTATAATATTTGTAGGCGTAAACCAAGTTATATACGTCAATTCTTAGTTCAAGGTATTCAATTTCTTCTTCAACCGCCTCTAAATCCATCAGATTTTCATTATCTTCCGTTTTTCTTTCAATTTCTTCCATTCTTTCTTTTTCAGCGTAAAGTTGTTGTAACCTAGCATCATGATTAGGTTCTTTAGCTTCATAAAGACCAGAAGATGAAGTCAGAAACTCAAATAAAACATTTGCGGTAATCGCAATATCACTTGTTGCAGTTTCTAAATTCCATTCGTCCTCTTGTCGTAAATCGTTTTGTTTGGCTAATTCAATCTGTCTTTGTTTTTTGATTTGAATTTTTTGATACGGTGTCCCATATGTTGAAATATTATTGTATATAAGACCCTCAATAGAATTAACTAGTGTATATGATAAATCTAAACCACCATTAACTGTGATATTTGTAATGTTATTAGCATCCGTATTTCTCAGACTTAAATCACCATCAATAACAATTCGTTTACCTCTGAATTGTTTCATATTTTGAACCAATTTACCGTTATAATTAGTAAACTTTAAAAAATTAATATATTGCTCAGGTGTTATAACAACACTCTCTTGTCCTTCTTCCTCAACCAACATCTGAACAACCCTTTGTATTTGTGATATATCTATATTAACTCTCATGATAAAAATTATATTAATAAATATTAAAATAACTATATTATTTACTATTAAATCACATGTGGTAAATATTTATAATAAAATACCAACAATATGGGATGTGGATGTAAAAAACAAAACGCTTCACCTGAACAGGTGAAAAAGTTAAGAACTGAGAGTATTAAAAACGCAGTTCAAAGTACTATTGATAAGTACTACAATAAAAACAAGAAAAAGTAATAAACCTCTAATAAATTAAAAACAATGAAAAACAACAACGGTGGTGGTTGCGGATGTGGAAAATAATTTTTCCCGCAACATAAGAAAACTAAAAGGGGAATTTTTCCCCTTTTTTTATATTTATAATTATGGAATTTAAAATTTTCAAAAAATTAAACGAAGAAGAGGAAAAACCCGTACTAACAGGTTTCCAAAATAAGTTAATAAAACTTATTACTTTATTCCAAAACGGAGATGTTACTGAAGAGGATATTGAAAACGCTATGGGTAGTTTTGATAAATTTTTTGAGTTAATAATTAAATATAATTTAACACATTACATTGACCCTTTTAATGATGACTGGTCGGATTATCAAAATAAAATAATTTATCAATTAATACAAAAAGACCCAAATTACATCTATAAGATGATGGAAATGGAATTTTCAGATATAACTGAAATTGATGGGAAATATTATGTTGATTTAGAAGATTCTGGTGAACTGGCACAATTCTTTAGTAGTGGTAGAAACGATATTAGTGAAGATAGAATTGCCGAAATATTAAATGGGGATTATGATGGTTATTTTTATGATGACGTAACAGGTGATGAATTCAAAGATGTTTATGAAGAACTAGAACCAAAATATCAAGAAGAAATTAGAGGATACATCAAAGAAGATTTACTTAAAATTGGTAATTTATCAATTGATTATATAACTCCTGAATTAATAGAAGATTTAGCAAAAAAACAAGGTGATGAATCAAATTTAAAATTAAATGAAGAGATAATCACTAAACTTTTACAAGATAATGATTGCGTTGAATACTTTATAATGAACTTAGGATTAGATATAAGAAGTGAATTATATTCATTATACTCAAATTGTTATGGGTCGGTTTACGCTAACGAATTGTATGACTCACTTATAGGACAATTAGTCGGTGAGGTTATTGATAGTAAAAAATCAGAAGAGTATAAATACAAAAAACACGACTACAATAAAAGTACATCAACAGAAAGATGGGGTGTAAGATATGAAGTCACAAAAACTGCTCATTATAATATTAAACTTTGGTTTGAAAGTAACGTAAATAACCCATATGAAAATTTAAATTATTACGGAGGTTATATCAACCTACTTAAAAGTTTATTTGAAAGTGGTGATTTAAATTGGTTGAGTTCTGGAAGAGTTCCTGACTACCCCGATTTAGGTGACGTTAAAAAATGTCTTAATATTGAGTTTAATAGTTATTTCTAATAACAAATTTATTCAAGATTTGTTAATAATTCCTTAACACACTTTCAACATTTCATACCTATATATTGGTATGATTAGTTTAATTTTTATTCCAATATTTTTATTTTTTAACGTTTCTTTAGTCATCCGAGACAGAAAAGAATATTTTAAATACAATAGAAAATAATTTAGACTTTAACCTTTAAAATTTTAGTTTTAAAATTGGATATGGAAAAAGAGAGTTGTATTTTAAATCAGGAATTTGTTAATAAGTTCGCAGATTTCTTATGTCAAGAAATAAGTGATAATAACACTTATAAAACAAAACTATCAGTTGTTGATTGTAATAGTTTATTTATTATCAAAGGTTATACAAAGAATCCAAAAATATATGGATGTTACAATCTGACAGATAAGTTCATAGAACAAGAACAAAATAACTATTCTGATTTAACAGCTCTTAATCTTAAAACATTGGACATCATAGATTATGATACCAAAGACACAAACTTTGAGGATACAAAATTCGTATTTGAATATCCTGAAACTTTCACAACAAACAATCTATCATCAATAACCATACAATCAACATTCCCTCACGGTTATTCTAAAAACTATTTAGGTAATCTTTATTCTTACCTTTATAAAATCTCGGAGAAATCACAACCGTACTTTAAGTTCAGAAACATTAAATTGGAATTTGAAAGTAATGAAGGTAACCTGAAATTCACAAAGGTAAAATCAGATAGTTACTATAGTTCAGAACTTATCCTATCGATATTAAACGACAACTTTGAAGGTAAGGTATCAGATGACTACCAACTACCTTCTAAATTGTTCCTGAACGTTATTTAAACACGTTTAGAATAACCAACGATTTGGTAGAAGTCCCTCTCACCATCAATATATTGCTTAACCATCACCAATAGGTTTCTAAACATGAACGCCCCTGGTGTTTGTTTTTCACACTTGGAAAACAACTCAATAAACGAAATTAAAACTTCAATAGAATAATAACCACATCCTTGTAACTCAAGATACTTTGGTGTAAGTTTATTAACATACTGTAACTTGTAGGTATCTCTTGATGTTACACAATTAAATGGTTCGGTTTCATCATATATTTTTATCAGGTCATCAATAAACCCTTTAATAACATTCGGAGCACATTGTTTCTTAGCAATCAAATCAACAATCCAATGTGTATGTGATGGTGTCCGTAATCTCTTACCTTCTTCCTTATGTTTTACGATAAAATCTAAATCAGGACGAGCCCCTCTTCCACCTTGGTAGATAGCAATCTTCGATGTTGGGTCAACTTGCCAAAATGTCAAAGGGGTATGAACTACCCCTTTCTTTTTAAATGTTAGTTCCTTCATGGAACAAAACTACAAAATATTTTTGATAATTCCAACAGCTTCGTTTATATCTTGGAAATCTCTGTCGGGAGCAAATAACTTAGCATCTTCTGTCACAGTATCCACAATCATAAATGCCGGAACAAAATCGTTACCAGTAACTTCAACAAAAAGGTTATACTCCTCTTCGTATTTTTCAATGTCTCGCTCCTTAAACTTAATCTTATTTTCTTTAAGTTGTTTTTTGAACTCCACACACCAATGACATCCTTTCATTGTATACGCAACCAATAAATTAGCCATTAGTTTTCAATATATTCAAGGATTAATGAAGATACGGTCTGAGCTGGTTTTAATCCGACCATAGTATGAGTATCAACACCTTCTTTATAAAACTTTAAAACTGGAACATTTCTAACACCTAATTTCTTTGAGAAATCAATATCACTTTCAACATCAAACTCATAGATTGGTATATCAGTTCTGATTTTATTTAATTCTTCTGTTAGTTGACGGCACGGTAAACACCAGACCGCAAACATTTTTAATAAAAACGTTTCATTTTTATCTAATTTTTCTTTAATTTGTATTGAATTTATTTTTTCCATATTATTAAATATTTTTCCACCTACGATTATTTCGTAATTCACTAAATAAATTATATCTTATTTCAGGATATTTTTCTTTTAGTTCTTTATTTGTCAAACCTTTGTTTATTTCTTCTTTAATTTGTTTTATGGTTTCAATACCCACTTTGGAATTATTTCTAACTTTTTCTAACATATTTTTCATTCTTTTATGTTTATCCTGTTCAGTTAATTTATCCCAACTTTTTTTTACCGATGTTTTTCTTTTCAGTTTTTCAAATTCAGCATTTTCACCATATAACACATCATATGTTTTACCTTTATGTGAATTTCCATTTTTAGTATTTTCTGATATTTTTTTTCTAATTTCTTCAGAATGAGTATACCCTAAACAACCATCACCACCTATAGTAGAATTAAGTCCATTTTTAAATGTATCATATTCTTTTATGTAATATTTTTCTCTATCATACATAGTTTCCATTTCACATTCTTCAATCAAAGTTATGATAAAATTTTCTTTACCATATTTTCTCATTGAATTATATAATTTTGAATTATTGTTACTACTAAAACAACGATAAACATGTTCTTTGAACCTTTCTTCCATTTTACCAATAGTACACCCAACATAATTTAGTCCATTGGACATATTAGTAATTTTATATATTTTACAATTATCAGACATTTTAAATACTATATCTATAAATATCACCAAAGAGCGTAAATTACAAACTTTTACTTTCCTTTTTTTGTTTCAAAAGTTGAGTTAAGAAGAACTTAACCTCACTCAACTTGTCAGCGTTATAATATAATTTTACTTTATACTCAACCCCATCTGCTTTAGATAAATAAATAAAACTACCATTAGGTAGTTTACATATTAAGTCGGAATAAACCTCACCATCACTATACATGATTGAGTTGATAAAAACTTTTTCTATGTTATCTCTTTTTAAAAAATCATTAGGTAAAAGATTGTGCCCATCAGATAACTGAAGAATTGATAAAAGTCCTTCTTTATCCAACAATCTATCCTCAAATAGAAATATCTTTTTTTCGTTTACCATTCAAAGTCAATGTAAGGTAAGTCGTCTCCGATGTCAATTGAATTTGTTAAATGTTCCCAGTTAAGTTGTCCATTTTTATCAAAAATGAAGTTATACTCTTTTCTTCCACCACCAGTAACAAACTCAGCAACAGGATTACCCCACACTTCATTAGAGATACTTTTTAATCTATTATCCAATATAGAAATTGCATCATTCCAACTATCATCCAATAAACCATTAAATCTTCCAAGTGTCTGAACTCGTTTGAATATAACTGGTTGTTTATTATTCGTACCAATTGAAGGTCTATATTCAATTGACGCTCTATCACCATTCTCTTTACGAAGTGATATAATTAATGATGAAGGTCTATCTTGATAAGTTCTTACACAATTAGATTGGTGTACTGACTCATCAACATATTCTTCACTACTTTGTAATACAATAGGGTTAAATGTAATTTTATCACTTGTTATGATTGGTTTTGATACTCGTTCAACAAATTCATTAGAGTATTGTCTTGAGTATCTTCCTGTGATATAAAAGTCAACTTTGTCCGACCAAATAGTATGTTCAGCATTAAATTCTTTTAAAGTTTTAGACATCCATTTAACCGGCTCATTTCTTGAGATGATATCAAAAAATCTTACGTGGTCATAAAAAGTATGAGTAGATAAATTATGGTCGGTTTTAGATAATAAGTAAATCTGATAAGAATTACTCATATCCCTTTTACCGAAATTTTCAAAATAATGTCTTACAGGTTGAAATGGTGATTCGTCAGTTTTAGTACTAAAAATAATACACAATTCTTCTTCAGGTCTTTGTAAAATAAAATCTCTACCAAAGACATCCATCAACATTTTAATACTTTTGAAACAAGGATTTTGAACTTTATGTAATACTTTTTTAATTTTCTCTGAACTTACATCGTTTAATTTCATATAAGCATCAACCATCTTAAATCCGTATTTCTTATAGTCTTTTTTAATTGGTTTTGGATATACATTGTAATACCCTCTCCAATTGTCAGGTTTCTTAACACCTTGTTTATCCAACAAACATCCAAATAAAGACATCGGTAACTCAATGTAGTTTAAAACTTTTTCTGCTCCAATTTTAGATAAAAACACATTAATACCTTCGGTAATTTCCAAATTATATGTTTTGGTATCATCTAACCCATTCATAAATGAATGATAACCATCTGTAGTTAACGATATCGGGAATGAGTTTCGTCTAACAACACTACCTTTACCCTTACCTCTTTTCTTATGGTATTCAGTGTTTTTACCAACCGTAAAAATATTGGTTTTCTTATTAAATGTAATGTAGTTTAGTTTGGTACTTTTACGAAAAAATACTTCTCCAGCCTTTCTGTGTTTTCCACAATAGAATACTTTTAAACAAACCTTATCTTCATTCTCCTCAACAACAAAAGTACTTCTAAAAACAGTTACATCACAAAGAGGATTACCATAATTTTTTTCAAACTCCTCTTTATCGTTATTAACTGATTTATCAAATGTATAAACATAATGCTTACCGTCAAAAGACTCTCTCGCATGATATTTATTTTTCAAACCAAATGGTTCTACAAGAATACTATCAGTAATCTCCCCCACCGAATTGTAGGGGAGATAGTGACCGACATAATATTTTTCGTTGATGAGTGTGAATAGGTTGTCCATTAGCAAAATGTTTCAGCTAGCTCCCAAAGTTTTGTGTTAATCATGTTATCCATATTCAAGGATTGGATACCCTTTACTGAACGAGTGTTACGTCCTTGTTGTTTGATGAACCCTCCACGGATTAACTTCTCTTGTACTACGTTAAAGGTGGTCCAAAGGTTATCATCACTATCACCATCACGAAGTGGGTCAATGATTGTCTCCAAAGTTAGAGTTGAGATATCCTCGGTGTTCTTCCAACGGATACCAACCGCCTTAGATACAAAGTCAATCTTTCTTTCAGTATCCATAGTCACTTCCATCATACGGGTTACTGACTTTTGAATCTTTGGAGTGTTCAATACGAACTGCTCAGTAATTAATTCAACATCACTCATACTCAAGTTCAAGTGAGTTTGTTTCATGTCCCCGAAGGTTGATACAGGAACAGTTAAACCATTGCTACATACAAGTCGGAATAAACCAGCACCTACTTGGAGAGTTGAAGTTCCGTTGTGTGAGTTGGTGATTACCGCCTCTAATAACGAGTCACCTACTTGTGGAAGTTCTGCATTACGAAGACGAACTTGGTGTTTACCAAATGAGCTCTTACCCACTTGTTTTGCTCCACTTACTTGCCATCCGTTTTGGATGAACTTGTCTACTACATCAATGGTAGGAACCATGGTGTAACGGTCAGACAATTTTGAAAGTTTTTCAGTTTGGAATAATGCTGGTACTGTTGTTCTTAAATCTTGTAGGTTCATAGTGTTTATTGTTTTATTTCTACAAATATAGTAAACTTTTTTAGATGTGCAGCATATTTATTTAGAAAATAACAAACTATGAAAAAACTATTAGATATTTCTTCTGAAGAAAGAAACAGAATCCTTGAAATGCATCAAACTGCAACAAGAAAAAATTATTTAACTGAGGCACCTCAACAAACAGCGTCTCCTCAACAAGCTGCTGGAAAGGCAACGTTTAATCCATCAACACGTTTGATTTTTACTGGTAAAGATGGTCGCGTATATGGTATTAACGTAGCATGGACTGATGACCAGGCTAAAATGAGACAGTATAGTGAAATGATTAAAGGTGATGAAATGAGTAAATATGTTAACGTGGAAATACCAGATGGAACTTATAACTCAGGTGATAAAGCTTTTGGTAGTTTTTATTTATTAAGTTACGAAATAGGTCAATACGCAATGGGGGGTAAGCCAGGTATGATATCATCATTTGCATTTACTCCAGACCCTAATTGGGTTAAAAAATACGGTCAACCTGTAGTAACTTTAGATTATTCTAAACCAATCCTTGGGTACAAAAATTCAGACGAAACAAAAGGATACATTGGTGGAATGCCTGTAAGCAGAACACCTGGACCAACACAATTTGTCTTACATTATACCACCCCAACGAAAAAAATTGATGTTTCTTCGGATTCAGGAGAAAAAGCAGTGTTAATTGGAACTGCAGTAATCAAAACTAACGATACTGATAATCCCGAAAAGAAAATCTATTTAAAGGCTAAAGTTGGTACTCAATTCGGTGTTCCAAAAACAGCACCAACATCTGAACCAACTCAAGTAACTTCAAGAACATAATTAATTAACAAAAAATAATAAAAAAATCTTTGGGTGACCAAAGATTTTTTTTTATTTAATTAATTTACTACACATACATTAAAATCTGTAAACTGATACACAATAGTACTTTCTTTAATGTCATGAAAGTAAGTGTAAAATACAGTATTATTAATATTATCAATAACTATTTTAACAAGTATTTCATTATTAGATTGATTTGAATTATAATCATCAATGAATACAATTTCAGTAACACCATTTTCTTCAGTAAAAGATTTTAAAACTCTAACACCGTTAGTATCACCATTTACAAAATTAATAATATTATCATCCACATTAATTGAATACGAACCATTAACCTCGAATATATCAAATTCTAACTCTTTATCTTTTAAAACTTCAGCATATTCAACTTTACCCGGGCTTCTAAAATATTTCATCTCAGAAACATTAATCAAAATAGTTTGAGAAAATACAAGAAGACTTGAGACTGAAAACAAAAAACTCAAAATTAACTTTTTCATTGTGTTTAAGTATTAAAGGGTTTGTGACTAATTCTTTTACAAATATAGATGTTTTTTTTCATCTACCAAATTTTTTTTCATCAATTTAGAAAAATAATTCCATAATTTGTTTTGATAACAGGAGTCTTAATCTCCATTGGCTTAATAGTTTTGTTTGTCTCATCGTACATACCCACAACAATATCAATAAGTTGTTGCTGGGTAAGGATGAGTTCCAAACCATTTTCAACATTCTCGTAAACTTTTTCTTTAATTCTTTTATAGAATTTGGTTTTCTTAAGTTCCCCAATTAAGTCAATCAAATCGTTGGGGTTCTTTTCAAAGAACGTAATCAATTGATTTAAGTAAATTTCCGCATCCACATTTTTCATAGGCTCTAAGATTAGGAAACAAAGATATAACTTATTTATTAAACTACATAATAATAACCATCACCTTCCTCATGTAAAACATCTTTAAGTTCTTCAGGAAGTTTAACATTACTTCCACTTACATTCAAGAAACCTAACATAGGTAAATCTTTAACACAAGTTGGGATAGTCGTTAACTGAGGGTTGTTTGGTAAAGCAAGTAATAGTAAACTAGTCAAATTACAGATACTATTAGGAACAGATTTAACCATACCACCTAATAAAAGTGTTTGTAACTTATCAAATCTTCCAATACTTTCAGGAACTTCAAGAGCAATTGTTTCTTTAATGTTCTTTGAAGTTTGGATGATTAATTGTTCCAAGTCATCTGGTAGGTTGTCAAATAATTCTTTAAATCCATATAATCCAACAAACTTACCAGCCGAAGATTCAGGATAAACAATATCAACTCTCTTACCATTTTCTTTCGCTAATCCTTTAGCAAATTCAGGTTTGAAGAACTCTTTAAGTTCAGCCAACTTACCTTGTAGCATTTCAACGATATTCACATTTCTATCGTTTCTATCCATAAACTGATTAGATTGGAAGTGCCATTGGTATCTTTCAACAGGAAGACCTGATTTCTTACCCAAGTCAGAACTGTTATTAGGTAGAATTACATATAATGGTCCTTGTTTGATATAAGTGTTAAAGTAACTTAAACCAGGTGATGATGTACACCATCTTGTTTCACCCATATCAGGTTCGTGATAACCACCAAAGAAACAAGCCGCGTTCTTACCAAGTTCACTTTGGTCTTCAATCTTAACTACAGTCCAGTTTGGCCCTTTAAATGCAATCGTTGAACCAGGGTATTGGTAAGTTGATTTAGCTTCTTCTTTTTCTTGTTTTGTTCCTTTTGTTTTTTCTAACTTAAAGTCCTTAACCGCATCAAATAATGTATCAACAGTCAATTTATTAATATCTCTTTTGTCAGCTTCTAATTGACCTTTGAATCTCTCAAACTTCTTTAAGTCGTCAGTAACCTTGTATAAATCCTCAAGGTATAAGTCACGATATCTTTTAACTAATTGTTTATATTCAGGTGAACCAACTTCAACATCCGCTCTTTCATCACTAAATGATGGTTTTAAGAAATTCTTTAATATCCAGTTAGTATACTTACCAACCTTAACAATTTCCATTTGTTCAGGCGTTAGACTATCAATATTTTGAAGTAAACTTTGCGGAGCTCTTGTTGTAGGGTCAGCAAAGATAATAGTTCTCAATGTTTCAAAAGGGATTTTACCAGGTTCAGGTTTTCTACCACCTTTGTCAACTAATTTATCATATAGAAGGTTAAATCTTGAATCTTCTAAGATAATGTTTTTTAAAATATTAGTAAATTTCATTTCTAAAGTTTTTATATAAATATATCAATAATTCATAATTAATAGTTCTTCCCCCATATTTTGTGCCTTTCCTTTCTTCGCCGCAGCAGCTTTAGCAAATTCTTTCTTCTCCCATTTGTATCCCTCCTTTGGGAACCACTCATTCAACAACTGAAAATCGTAGTAAGATAAACTAAACTTACCCTGAATTCCTTTTAAACAATCTGCTAATCTTTCATGGTCAGTACTATCAAAATCGTGGTTTGAGTAATAGTTTTCAGTCCTATAATACGGCGGGTCAACATAAAAGTATGTTGTCGGGCTATCAAACTCTTTAATAACATCTTCAAAATCACCTAATCTAAACTCCGATATTCTATTGAAATGTTCCACCCAATCAGGTTTAGATAATTTATCTCTAAAGGTAAGATATTTTGACTTATACTTACCTTTCAAATCAATAAAACTTGATGTCTCAGGTTTTGAACCACTGAAAACCTGTGTTAGAACATAAGCATACTTCGCTGCAACATTATAATCAGGATAGTTAATTGTTAAACCATGAGAGAAAATTTCCTTTTGAAACTCATTAAATTGTTCTTTATAAATTGGTGGCGTTACTTCCACACCTTGTTGTTGACACGGAATGTTATTAATTACAGACAAAAGAGACTGAGGGTCCTGAAGACACATAAACAAATTATAGTTCAAAGGATTGAAGTCGTTATAAACAACTCTTTTAAGATTTGGGTATTGTTTCAAATCCATGTTAAAAAAACACCAAAACATACCACCAAATGTTTCAACATACGTTTCCATATCTGTTGGGTAGAATGGGACAATCCACTTACCTATCTTACTCTTACCTCCAATATATGACAGCATAACTTTTTTCGTAAATATAATTCTAATCTTGGTAGATATCAACCTTTTTAAATCTTTTACGCGAATACTCCTTACCGCATGGTACAACTTTTGTAATCATATTCCGTCTCACAATTTGAGCAACATGACGAAGATTTAGTGGTAGTATTTCCTGTTTCATACGACAAAGATATAACAAAAAAAGTTTAAAATATATTTTTTTATTCAGGATATTCTATTTATATTTGTATTCAAGTTAAACGAATGGGGTCAACTTAATAACCCAACCAAATCATTAAGTCGGAATTGAACCCCGGTGTGTTCAAAGGCAAAAGCCTCAACCGTTAGGTGAAAAAGATAAAAACCCTCATTACATCGGATGTTTTGGGGGTTTTTATTTATACGTAAATTTGGAAATCGTTTTTACCTGTTGTGTAAAATCTTTTCTTACGAATTGTCGTAACAATATTAATTTGGAAATTATAACAATCTTGTTCTTCTAAATTGGTAACAACATTCAAGAATGGATAATCTTTTTGTGAAACGACTATTGATGAATCTTGTCCCAACTCACCTTCTTTAATACCATCTAATATTTCAGGTAGACCTAAGTTTAATACATTTAATATTTCATCATTAGTAATCACTTCATCTTTACCATGTCTAAACCTTTGGGTATTACCATGTGATGAAGTTTCAATAGATACTTTAACTTTAATGTCACCAAAAAGCTTTCCAATCCTTTCTTCCTTTATTATGTTTTTAATACAATTTAAAAGTCTCATAATTATAAATAATGGAAAACATGGAAAATTTAAAAAATTCAGAAGAAAAAACTTGTACTAAATGTAAAAAAACAAGACAAAAAATGACACCATACATTATTATGTCTGTAGTTGTTTTTGGTTTAGTAATTTATGCAGTAGTTGACATTACAAAAAACATTATTGAATTACTTACTAAGTAATTCAATAATTTTATCTTTTACCATCCCGGATGTAATCTTTTTAGAACATTCAAACATCTTTTCATTCCCCTTATTTATCGGACACCAATTCCAATCACCCGGGTCTAATCTAAACTTATTGGCACATCCTCTACAAGTGTTCTCAGGGGCACTTACCTTATAAACATTTTCATAAGGTTCATTAAATTCTTCAGTAAATCCTGATATTAATACCGTTGGGATGTCTAAAGCCCAAGTAACCCATGATATACCACTTGATATCCCTATGAAGAATTCACAGGTAGATAATTCTTCAATCAATTTATAGATGGAACCTGGTGGGTTTTGTTTAGCACCTTTAGGATAGTAATTACCCATATACCCATCTTCCTCTTTTGAATAGATAATAACCTCATAACCAAGAGATATTAGATAATCAGTAATCTCTTGCCACCCATTTGGGTTGTTCCAGTATTTTGATTGAGCAGTTGAGTGAATACCAAGTCCAACTCGTTTTTTCTTTAACTTGTTGGGGTTTTTAATTAAAGGTTTTACCTCCTTATATTCTAAACCTAAAATGTCTGTTGCGGTTTTTTGTAATGGGCCTAATTTAAAATCACTTGGGTGTCTATCCGTTTTAACATTATCACCATCATAGAACCAACCTATTTCATACATTGCATATAGATTATGAACCGTACTACCAGGTGAAACAAATTGTATCTCAGGATATTGTTTAACAAATAAATCATTAAAGAATGTTGAACAAATAACCTTACAGTTATGTTTCTTTCTGAATTCCTCAGCGTAAGGTACCCAAGCAAATGTATCACCCAAAGATTTTGAATCTAATGCAATATAAACTCGTTTGTTTTCAGCGTTGTATTTCTTTTCACTGATTAAATTACCTTCAGAGTAAATTTTCAATGTGTATTCATCAAAATACTTCTTACTTAATCTAACCCACATATTACACCCAATCTCCTCACGATATTCACAATCACCATTTTGGTTCCAAAACTCAACCAAATATTTCTTATCAGTATTACCTTTAATTTCTACTAATGCTCCGTTGATGTAGTGATTAATCACTTCAATTTTTTCAACCATTTCTTTTGGTTTTATTTCAGTATTCTCAAATACTTTATCAAATCTTTGTTTAGTCTCAATACTATTTAAATTCTTTCTACTGTTAATCAGGTCTTCATAAATTCTAACCATTCTCTTGGTAATAATACTCCAATCATAATTTTGTCTATCTAATTCAGTGTTACTTAAATATAAATCGTAGTTATCAATGATTTGTTTAACACCACTAACTATTTGATTTACATCTCTTTCAACCACTACCATTCCTTCTATTGTTTGCGAACCTAAATAAGTTCCAACAACTGGCATATTACAAGAGACAGCTTCTAATAATGTTAGGTTTGGGTGACCAGCTTCCAACATAGAAGGATGTAAGAATATAGAATGACTTTTATATAATTCTAATATTTGTTCTTCATTTGGATTTGAAAACATTAAAGTTAACTTATCATAATTTAATAAGTAATTATGATGTTCAAAGAATATTCTATTGTTTTCAGGACCAGCAACAGTAATAGGTAAATCTAATTTGATTGCTGCCTCAATAGCGTATCTAAATCCTTTTCTGTCATACGTTGAATCTCCTCCAATACCATTGTTTGCCAAACACAATAATTTGTGTTCAGTTCTTTTCGGATTATCATTTTTAAAAAACTCAGTATTAACACCGTGTGATAGGTAGAACAACTTATCAGTTTCATCAAAGTAATCAACTAAAAACTCAGCATGTGTAAAAGATATCACAGACCTTTTAATCGCCTCTAAATTTTGTTGGTAGTTAGATGAGTCCTTACCATAATAAACAACGTGGTGGTCATGTAATGAAAAAATGTAAGGTATTCCTTTGTTAGCAGCGTCAATTGCTAAATTAGCCATGTGAATATGAATAATATCACTACTATTAGTATCCACTTCATTAAGATATTTTATATCACATTCATGCCCTAATTCTTTAATTTTGTTGTAATATTCCCATATTACCTTTTCAACAGCCCCCCATCCATTTGGTGGTATTGTAATAATTCCTGGTGTTACTTGTGTTACTCTCATATTACTATAATAATGTTTTTAATTATTAACATAAACAGGTATGTTAAAATTTAAAGATAAATCTTCGTATTCTTTTAATGTATTGTTATATATTTGATTATCATCTATAAAAATTCTAATTTCAACGTCGTCAGTATATAATTGATTATCATACGGGTCAATTATATTAAATTTATACCAACCATTACTAAAAGTTTCAAAATATTTAAGAATAGTCCTACCTTTATTAAAATTTTGTAAAATTGCAATTTTAATTACAAATTTATTTTCAGACAATAATTCAACAAAAAAATCAGATATATTTTTTTTAATTTTTATTTCAAAATTTGTTAATTTTTCAGTTAAATTAAAATCAACTATTTCAGTTTCAAAATTTTTTAAGTATTCACCATAATGTATATCACCAAATGATTGACTTGAGTCTTTCCATGAATTAAAAATTTCATCAGAATGATTAGTATGCCGTTTACTAATTTTCTTATGTGTAAATAAATCTTTATTTATATAAATTTTTTTATCAACTATTTTATATTTTCTATTAAAAATAGAATATGATATATGTTTTAAATTTTCAGATTTTGACAAATAATAAATATATTTGTCATAGTTATAACCCCACCAAACAGCCTTTTTAAAATGAGATAACCTTATTGCAAAATCATCATCTTCAAATTCTGCACCAATAAATTTCTCATCTAACATTCCAACCCTTCTAATTAACTCTTTTGAAAATCCAAAAAATCCAAAACTAACAACTGACACAAAACAATATCCATTTGAAAGTTTATCTATCATAAATTCAACATCTTTAGATGTAAAATTTGTTTTAGGATTACAAAAAATCATAAATTCACTGTCGGTATCATCTATAGCGTCATTAATCATTTGGGAAAATGAAATATACTTAGATAAATTCCTATCTTTTCTATACCATCTTTCAATCTGAAATTTATCTGAAAGTTTTGTTAATTCACATTCTTGTCTTTCAATATCAACATCGTATTGTGACAAAAAACAAAAAGCAAAATCATTAATTACTATCATAATATTTTTAATTTATTTTAAAAATATTTTATTTTCTTTATCAATAAACGACTCACCATCCGCTTGAGTCGTTATTCTCTTCTTTAGAACACCCATATTTAATCTCTGTTCCGCACATATAATATTAAAAAATGTGTCAGCACAGTCCCATCTATGTGTTCTTAACTGGTTCATAATTGTTTTACGTGATTTTTTTGAAAACATAATACATTGTAAACCAATTATTTTATTTGTAATAAACAATAAATCTTGATTTGGTATTTCTCTAGCTACGTCAGACTGATGCCATCCATAATCCAAAGTTTTAGTGTCACCAAATGAAAAATAAGAAATATCTTCCTGATTAACAATACTACATACTTGATTAACTTTATCTATAAACTCCTCAATCGGAACTTCTATAATACAATCACCTTCACATACAATTAAGAAGTCTAAATCGTTATCAAATTCTGATAAGATTCCAATTTTAAATGCCTCAAAACATCCGTAGTGAGCAGGTGTTAACGCATTACCGTATTCAGGGTCATTAACATCTTCATATTTACCCATTCTAACATTATGTGGTCTAACACTGGTATGAACTGGAGGTAATGAAGTATATAATTCATTTTGATGTAAAACATATTCAATACCATAAGGTATTACTTGCTGTACAGATTTTCGTGATAGTTTTTCTCTGTGTTCATTTTGTGTTGTCTGTAAATGAACTAATTTAATTTTATATTTCATATAAAAACAATATAATCAAGAATATTTTTATTTATAAAATCATATAAAAATTCATCATCTTGAGTATCGTACACTGATATTTTTTCAACTTTATTTTCAAAAATATTAAATGACCAATGTCCATAATTTTCTAACCCATGATACACAGTTTCTAAACTACCATCAATATAGTTAACAACTATTTTTCTTTCCGACCTAAAATGATTGTAATTGTAGGATAATAACATTATAGAATTTTGTCCTGACATATTATAAAGTTTTGTAGAACATCCTTTGAATTTTGAAGATACATTACTAACAGTTGTTTCCGTATTCCATAAGGTATTTTGGAAATCAGTGTTCATATCAACTTCTCCGTCTTTTCGAATTATTAACCCATAATCTTTTCTATTTATGTTATCATAAAGATATTTTTCAACATTTATAAAGTCAGTACCATACCCATTATTTTGTAAATAATTTTTATAATCTTCCTCACAATTAATCCTATTAATTATCTGTTGGAAGTATTCTATTTCACAATAAAAATAATGGAACGAAACATCTCTACCTTCATTAAAATAAAACATTCCCTTTTTGTTTTGAGTAGAACAAATCACTGGTACAGTTGTCATATATTCATAACCTTCTTCACTATATAAATCATCAACTTCAATTCTTTGGAAATGTGTAAACCCAAATGACTTACACAAATCTAATGAGTTAAACAAATTAACCATAACAGGTAATCCATGTTTTTGTATTGTATTTGTAACTTCATGAGTTGTTAATGAACCAAGGTTTTTCCAAAAAATAACTGGTTCGGAATTAGTGTATTCACCTTCAAAAAGAATGTTATTTGAGTTATATAAATGATAATCAACAATTTTTAATATATGTTCAGGAACAATAGTATTAGACACAAGAAGTATTGTATGGTTATACTTTTTTAAGTTATTAATACATAACTCCAACTTATTTAAAACATTTTCATTATGGATAAAACAATCGACTATTGTTATTGTTTTAAATTCATCTTTAATATTTTGTCTTTTGAGTTCATTAGAAACTATTATGTTTTTTTTGTTTTTTTCTTCTTCCGAAACATTTGAAAACATACCATCGTTTGATATTCGATATATTCCCCCACATTTATGAATACACTTAATTAAACCGTGTTTACTAATTTCATAATTAAGCGGCCAATCAACATAAGGTAAATTTGTAAAATAATCTTTAATTAAATTTGGTATGTTTCTAAATACCCTCGCAAAAGATGCATGATTAATAGTTAATAAATCATCTGTAGTTATATCGTCAAGAAATGAACTAATAAACAATTCAGGAACTGTAGGTATCTTGGTACCATCGGGATGCAAATATCTTGTTCCTGTACAAACCATACTATAATTTGGACTGTTCTCTAAAAATTCAACTTCTTCATTTAAGATTGTATAATTATCAAAATAATCATCTCCGTCAATATAAGCAATGTATTTTGTTTTACAGTAATTTAATAAAGTTCTAATATTTTCAAAACCTCCTAAATTAGTATCACCATTTAAAATTATTAAATTAGGGTATTTTTCTTTTAATTTAATTAAAACATCTTTAGTATTATCTGTCGACCCATCATCCCTTACTATCACATCAAACCCATAATTAATTTTTTGAGAGTATATTGAATCAATACACTCTTCAATATATTTTTCAAAATTATAAGATGGTACTACTACCGTAAGTATTTTTTTCATTATTTATCCCTATTATTTTTTTAGAATTATTGCATTCCCCTCAATTAAAATTTCATCATCTTTAAAAATTATTGTTTTTAAAAAAAACTTATTTCCGTCTTTTTTATCAAGTTCTACAATCACCTCAATTTCATCATTAATAAAACAAGGGTTTTTAAAAATCAAATTTTGTTGTAGATATATTGAACCCTTACCAGGATATACTTCAGATATCAATCTTGAAAAAAAGGAACTTAATAACATCCCGTGAGCAACTCTTTTACCAAAAATAGTTGATTTAGCGTATTCCTCATCTAAGTGTATTGGGTTTTTATCTCCTGATAACTCAGAGAAATCTTTAACCATATCTTCAGAAATTAAAATTTTTTCAGATACTCGCATTCTAAATTTATTATATTTTTTTTTCTATCCTTTATTTCTTTAGCCGGTATTCCAACCGCAATTTTAGACTCAGATATGTTTTTATTTACTAATGATAAACTACCTATAGCACTATAATCTTCAATCTCAACATTTGGTAATATTATAGTACCCGCACCAATAATAACATGTTTACCTAATATGACTTTACCTGAAATCACATTTGTAAATTCTTTATTAACTGTGGGATTTGTCATGAATTCCCCACTATAATCATCTGTTGATGTATATATGGATACTCTAGAAGATAGTCCTGAAAAATCTTTCATTACAATTTCTTCATTACCCATTAAACTACAGAAAATTGCAATATGGACATTATTACCTAACTTAATTCCTCCATTACCAGCACTTATCACACAAAAATCATCAATTCTAACATTATTACCCAATTCAATATTTTTAGGATTATAAATTGAACATCTATTAGAAATTAAAACATTATCCCCAATAGATTTGAAACCTATTTCGACCAACTCATTTTTACTATAAAATCCCATTATTTTTTATATATTTCAAATTTTGATAAGTCAGGATATGGTAGTTCCAAATCTTCATTATGTTTAGGTGTACCATCCATGTTATAAAATTGATTCATAAGTAATAAACCTCTTGAAGCAATTTCAGGCATCATGTAAAAATTCCATCCTAACATATCAAAATTATCATCATGATACGATACTTCATTCCTACCTGAATATCTCGCTCGTTTAAACCACTTGTAAGCCTCAAAATCGTCAGTTAAGATTGCACCACCTTTACCAAGTTTTAAGTGTTTATATGGGCCTGTAAATGATAAACACATATGTGTTCCTGGTATATACATATCACTTGTAAATCTTAATGCCGAATCCCAAACATTTGTTGGTGATAGTTGATACGCTCCTTTTAATGTTGACCCATAAACAGGTTCAAACTCGACTTTACCTCCAGCGTGGATAATCTCGCAAGGTACTGACGGGTATGTTCTACTTGGTATTTTAATTGTTTTACCATTAATTTTCTCATAATACAACGCTAAAAATAAAGCGTTACTTTGATTATCAACTGTAACAGCATATGGTGCACCAGCATATTCAGCTAATTGTTCTTCAAATTTTTTTGTGACATCGTAAACCGATGATGACAATGTACCAGGTGTTCTTAATTTCATATTATTTTATTTTTTTAGCAATATAATTATCAGTTGTTGTATGCGTAATTGTAAATCCAAATTCATGTAGTTTTTGTATTATTTTTTGATTACTATTTTCATCATTAGTTTTTTCAACACACAATAATCTACATTTTTTTAATTTATTTTGTATTTCATCTATTACAATTAATTCATGCCCTTCAACGTCAATATTAATGAAATCATAGGTATCTTTTTCTAAATCATAATATTCAACAATATCATTAAAATTGTATACTATTATTTGATTTTCTTTCCAACTCATTCCAATAAATCTTTCTTTATTTTCAGGATGTATAGTAGATAATATTCCCTGCGGAGCATCGCTCACATCCCAGTTCAAACTTTCATGTATATTTATCACATCTGTTTTATTTGAAACACCCGCATTAATACATTTAATATTTTTATTTTTTTTATATAAATTCTGTAATTTTAAAAAAGCAGTTTGGGTAGGTTCAACACAAACTCCATCCCATCCTAATAATGCAAGCGCGTGTGTATTTGAAAATGTTTTACCGTCATTCGCACCAATATCTAAAAATTTATTTGTTTTTGGGTCTTCCCCATCAAAAAATGATAGAATTATTTCCTGTTCATTGTTTTGTGAAAAATCTAAAATGTCATTGTTAACTTTATTTTTAGGTTTAGCAAAGATTACTCCATGTTTAGCGTTTTTATCCGCTTTAGTTTTACGTCCCATTTCATAAATGATAATATCATATTCAAAATCATTTTTTTCAAGTTTTTCAAGTATGATATTAATTTGTCCATTGGTATTTTCATGAAACTCAATCATAAATCTATCCACCAATCCAATCTGTTCATCAGTAATTGATTCAAAAATTGGGTATTCACCACCCTCAATATCACATTTAAATAATGATATTCTACCATAGTCATTATCTTTGTAGATATCATCAATAGTAATAGTGTCACAACTAATTAAATTGTTAAGTTGACCATATTCTCCCACATTACCGTCAAAAACATTTGACCCAATAGTTGAATTTTCTTTTGAAAATCTGAAATCAATCTTGGTATGTTCCTTGTAAACAGGGTTCATATAAATGGTTGATTTAGATAAATCACCATCTAAATGATATTCAATACTTTCCCTTAGGTATGGATTTGCCTCAACTAAAATAACTTTTTTAGCATTTATGGTATACATGTACTTAGCGAATAACCCAACATTAGCACCAATATCAATTACAGTATCAAGATTTTCTAACTTTAAATCATCAAAACATCTATCAACAAAAAACTCATAATAGTTAATGTAATTACAATCCAAAGGTTTAAATTTAAATTCAGGTATTCTTGGGTAGAAATTAGGATTAACAATTAACTCTTGACCAAAAACTAATTCGTTTGTTTCCACATCATAGAACTCAACTAAAAATCCTCTAAAGTTAGGATTGTCTTTGAATTTTTTAATATGAATTGGGATAGGCATTGTCCAATAAAATATTGGGTATTCCAAAGGTAAATTAAACCAATACATCGGAGCCTTTGAAGTTATGTCTCTAATACTAACATTAAAATCAAACTTTTTATTGCCGGTATAGTTAATGGTAATCTGATTATTATCACCATTAAAATCAAAACTGAAAAGAGAGTCAATACCCCCAACATTTAATACATCCATCATATTATTTACATCTTTATCTATATCTCCAGTTAAAAATGTAACTTGAGGTAGTTTATCATATTTTCCACAATACACATCCAAATTATACATCATCATAGGAATACCATATTCAATAGCCTCCTTAATGGCAATTGGATTTAATTCTTTATTATTTCTATCCCCTTTTGATGGGAACATAAACAAATCGGACGCTTCCAAAAATTCATTTACATTATCCTTTTCACCCCAAATAATACAGTTTTCAGGTTTGTTATTCATCAGTGGTTCCCAATAACTTCTAAAGTTATCTGCCTGATTTCCAATGAAATGAAATTTAATTTTACTATTTTCTAACTTACGAGCAATTTCAAAAATGTATTTTTGATTTTTTCTTTCAGTGAATAACCCAACATTAACAACATGTTTCCACCCTTTATCGAACCCAAGTTTTTCTTGGAGCATGTTCTTTCTTTTTTCTCTGTTTTCAATAGGATACTCAATTACCTCATAAGGTATGTCAAACATTGAATACTGAATAGCATTAAACACACTAACAAAGATAAACTTGTCAGGAAACCAAACCTTAGATGTTGGTTTAAAACTTGAATCGTGTGTGGTTTCAAATATTTTATATGGACGATTTTGTCTATAAATTTGTCTTGTAATGTTATTGTCCATGAAAAATTCAGGGAACTCCTCCATTGATATAATGTCAGGTTGGAAATCGTTAATAACATCAATTAAAACATTCTTATCATCCCATAGAGTAATAAGATTGTCCTCACCAATCATATTTTTAATTCTGTTCTTCTGAACAACAAAATCCCAAGAATAACACCCGTATTCAACACACTTTATAATATAATCGTCTTTAAGAAGTTGAATCTTATTCGTAGTAACCTGTGGTAGTCCCCCAGTAGATAGGTGTGGGACTATAAATAATATTTTCTTCATACCTAAAAAAAATAACAATATTTATTTCATAAATCCATAGAATATAGTATCTTTACAAAAAAATATACACAATGAAAAAATTTATCTTATCAGTCTTTTTAGTTCTTTCAACACTATTATCATTCTCTCAAGAAGTAGGTTTTGCTAAAGCCGTAGAACTCTATACAGGTTATAGAGACACAAATAACGAAATCGTATGGAACGGTTCACCAACATCCGTAGACATCCTGATTAAACTTGAGGACGACAAAGTAACCATTTTTAGTCAACAAATCCAAGTATATCGTGTAGTAACCAAACTAAGTGACGAAGATTCATATATCACTTACAGAATGTTAGATTCACAAGGTGGTAACTGTAACTTCCATATGGGGCCGTCAGAAACTCAAGGATATATATTCATCGCAATTGAATACAACGATTACGCTTGGATGTATCTAACAGAGATAGACGAATAAGTTTATCCTCTCTTGTGTTTAACAAACATCTTAACATAAAAGTCACCAAGACCTTCATTTCTGAAACCCTTACCTTTGATACGTAAGGGTTTTTGTGTATCTATAGTCTCAGGTAATTTAATATTCAAATTTCCTGATGGATGTGGTATATCTAAATTATTTTTATTAAAGTCATCCAAAGACATCTGATAGTTATATACTAAATCATTGTTAAGTTTTTCAAAACCATTTTGTTCAACTACTTGAACCTTTAGAATAGCATCTCCAAACATACTGTCATGCCAATCACCATAACCTGAAGCCTTAATCATTTGGCCATCACTTATACCATGGGGAATATTTAAATTAATGGTTTGCATTTCACTATTTTTACCTTCGCCAGCACATGAATAACAAACATTTTTAAGACTATAACCCTTACCATTACAACTATTACAAGTAACTTGGAAAATGTTTGAGAAGAATGAATTACCAAGTCTTTGAGTTATTCTACCTGAACCATTACAAGTATTACAACTATTTCTTTCACCTCCTTGTCCGCTACAACTATTACACATATTTTTACGTTGAAATCTTATGTCAATATTCTTCCCCAAGAATGAGTCAAGAGTCCCTATTTGTATATCAATAATCTTATCGGGAGCTCTCCTAACTTTTTGTCCACTCATATTTGAAAAAAAATCACCAAATGAACTGAACGGGTCACCACCCATATCACCAAAAGGATTATTTCTTGTTATATCATAATCTTTTCTTTTTTGTTCATCACCTAATGTATCATAGGCTTCAGATATTTTTTTAAATATTTCTTCATCCCCACCTTTATCGGGGTGTGATTCAACGGCTTTTTTTCTATAAGCCTTTTTAATTTCATCCTGTGATGCCGTTTCTGTAACACCTAAAATATCGTAAAAATTTTCCAACTGTTTTTATTTTTGAAAAGTTTATTAATTTATATTCTATGAACGATAAATTTCATATATACATCTTTAAGAATAATAAAAAAAAGAAAAAACTCAAATCCTTTGTGAGAGAAAAACTAACAAAAGATTATTACGAAAATTTAATTAAAAAATCAAATGAAATAATTTTTGAAAAGAAATTTGAATCGGGTAAAGAGTGTCGTTTTCATATTGCAATTATAACTAATAAGTTTGTTAATGGTAACATCCATTATTTAGATGAATTTGGTAGGAATATTACAATATCCCCTAAAATTGATGACACAAATTATATTCAAACTATTAAAACGTATAGAGTTGAGGAATCAATATATGACGTTAAAAATGATACCCGTATTTCAATTGATGACTTTTTTAAACAATATGTAAAAAAAGATAAAATATATATGGTGTCACAACTTAAAAATAAATTTATACTTCAAAATGACGATGATTACAAATTATTTTCTTTAAAAAATTCTGAAGATTGTGATAGGTTATTAGAAGTATTTACAACATTACGAGATAAAGGTAATATGATAATAGTTAAAGACATTTCAACTATTCAAAGAAAATATCTGTATAACTTACTGATTGAACGGGGATTTAATAAGAAATTTTTGTATACAAGTTATACTACTTATCCAAGATAAAAATGAAATCAGTTCCTGAAATGTCAATTTTGAATGTTTCTTTATCATAATCACCTTCAACATTGGCAACAACATGATAATATTCTTGTTCTTTTAATTCAAATATAACACTAGCCTTACCAGTGAATATTTTTTGTGAAGAGTCAGCAATTATCGCTAATTTACCTAAAAGTTCAGTACCTTCTTTATCCTCTGCCATAATGTTATTTTTTTTGGTTGTTTAAACAAATCATCTTTTTTTAAATTTCTAAAAAAATCTGCAGTTTTTTCTTTTTCTATCGTTAAATCCTTATTGAGTTTATTCCTCAATGAGTTGAGAGATTCCAGTTGTTTCTGTATTTCCTTGCCTTTGTCCATTGTCAACTAAAACATTTTGTGTTAATTCAAATTTTAATTTTTTAAGATTTTCTAAATTTTCTTTATCAAAGATATTTTTAAGTTCAGAAACTCTATCTTCAAATAATTTTTCTTTAGCCTCTCTTTCTAAATTGTATCTAACAATACCTAATATATTATTTTGAATCAAGTTAAGATTATTTTCATCAAAATCAGAAACAAATGATAAATATAATTTATCCTCTAATGTTCCATTGTTTAAAAATTTATCTTCAACTATATATTTTTTTGGTATTTTCCATGTTTTAGAAAATAAAACATCAAAAACAATATAGTTTTCAAGTTTCCTTACTTGATGTAAGTACTCAAATATTGGGCTAATTTCTTTGTAAAAACTCATACTAAAAGTATTATATATGTAATAAAATAAGTTAATGTAAAATGTAGTAAAAAAGCTTCCCCATTACCTAACACCATCTTTTTAGGTGGTGTTTGTAATAGGGAAGTTATAAATACTGTTGAAATTTTCAAAACATTTAAAATGCTGAATACAAAAATAAATAAAAATAAATTTTCTAAATTAATCATTTTGTTTTCTTCCTTGTAAAATTTCACCTCTAAACTGTTGAAGTATCGCTTTCAATTCTTGAGCAGTTTTTCTTGCTCTAGTACCGGCACTCTTGTTACCGCTATAAAATTTACCAGCATCAACAGAAAGAGATTCAGTCAATTCTTTGATTTTGTCTACTGTTTCCATTTTCTTAAATATAAAATTTGTTTATTACACTATCAAGAGTAAGGATTATTTATCTATTGTAAACTTAATTTCAAAGATTTATCTAATGATTTATAAATTGATGTTAATAAATCTAAATCGGATTTTGTTGGTAATTTATCAAGATTAAAAACTTCATCAAAAAACTTATTCAAAGACATTTTAACTTCTTTAATCTTTTGTCTATAAAAAGTCTCCTCTAAAAAACTTTTTATAAAATCTTTATGGTCTCCCTTTTCACCAAAAAAGATACCCTCTTTGTTAAAATTTTCAATTGTTTTATCCCAACACCATTCAAAGTGTTTAATATTATCATCGTATGTTATGTTTATATTAGTTTCTTGACCTTCTGGGTCACCTAAATAAGTTTTATATACTAAGGAAACTAAAGATTTAACAAAGTCTTCAAACAACTCTAATTTTTGATAACAAATGTCATTACTATCAATCCAAAATTGTAGTTCTTCATCAGTTACTGGCTTAGATATATAAGAAAAAAAATTCTCCATAGTTATATGGAGAATTATAAATTAAAATATTTTAAAGTAACTAATTATTTTTTATACTGATAACCAATTAACTTTTTCATACTTTCCATTTCTTCGTTTAACAACTTACTTGATTCATTTTCAGTTGACTCACCAAGGTTATTTAAAATTTTATCAGCCTTTTGGATTGACGAGGTTTTTGAACCTTTTCTCTTTAAACCACCTTTTTGAGTTGTTTCACCAGCAATATCAACAGGTTGTGATTGTCTTTTATATGACGCTTCAGCTTGTTCTGCCCCATATAAATTTTCTTCAAAATTTTTGTACATTCTTTCACCTGTCTTTGTCGGTACAACATTACCTAATGGATTACCATCTTTATCAACTTGAGCGTTTCCAGTCTTAGAATGACCTTTAAGATTCATTTCAATCCACTCATCATTTGGTTTTACTTCATCATATCTAAGGTTTGTTTGACCAGGGTAAGCAAATGCGTCAACATATTCATCAACATATTCTGATGGAACATATGCTTTCTTGTCCATTTTCTTAATCTCACCGTTACCCTTTGGGAACATTACAGGATTAGATTCAAACTTACCTTTAGAACCATCCTTAACATAATCCGCCATTTTTTTGAACGACTCTTTATTAGCCCTTAAGTTTTCATTTTTTTCTCTTTTAGAAACTCTATCATATTGAACCATTCCTGCAGATTTACCTGTCTTCTTAAGGTTGTCTTTGGTTTTTTCTTCAAGAACTAATTCTTCAATCATGTCAATTAATTCAGATTCTGCTAAGTCAAGGAAATCACCATCACCCATCTTAATTCTATAATTAATCGGTTCTTCATTACCTGAAACAAAATCAACTTCTTGGTCAATTTCTTCAGGGTAATTTCTCATATACTTTTTCTTTAAAGATTGAACTCTTGGATTTTCATCATCAGATAGATTTATATCTTCAAAATCATCATGTCCCATACCTAATCCCATACCACCTAAATCTTCAGTCACTTCAAATTCTTTACCATCAACTTTAAAAGATTTTTTACCTTCTTTTTTAGCCTTCGATAAAGCTCCAGTAAAAGCGTTTCCTTCTTCTACTTCTTCTTCCATTTTTTGTAATTTTAAAAAATCCGCTTTAGTCAGTTTACCTTTAGGTTCTGCAACATCTAATTTTTTTTGACCACCATGCAGTCTTTCAGTTGTTTCACTTCTTACATCTTTAGAATCTAACGCTAATGCTAAATCAGTGTCTTGGTCTTCTTTAATTCTTTTTTTCATGTTTGCTATTTGTTTTTCTCCAAAGGCAGTTTCACTACCTCTTTTATTTCTTTTAAAATGAAATGGTCCGTGTGACGAATTTTTACCCCTTCTCATAAACGTATAATCCTCGTCATCGTCGTCAAAACCATAATCAATACCAACCTCTAAATCATACTTATCAACATCTTCATTTGATTCAATTTTTTTGTTAATAGTACTAGTAATTTCGTTAGCCCTTTCAGTTAAACTTTCATTAACTAAACTTTTTATTATTTCATCAAATTTTGACATTTATGTTTTTATATATAAATACTTAATTAATTTAGTTTTTTAAAATATCTTCTTTAATTATTTTACTTAAAATATTTTTATCAATCTGATATTCCTTTGATAATTTTTCAAGTAAACTTTCAAAAATATCTAATTCAGTTAATTTTAAAGCGTTAATATCCCCTTGATTACAGTATGGGTATTTTAAACATTTCTTTTTAATTTTAACAAACTTACCACCCTTATACAAAGGTTTTGCGGCACCTCTCCAATCTTTTTTACTTTGGGATTTTGCTAAGAATGATGGGCCTGAATATTGTCCAGCAGAAGACGCCCCTGTTGCTTCAGTTGCCTCAACTTTTTTAATGTCATCAGAATTTTCTTCTTCCATTTTACCCCCAAATAAAGGACTTTCAAAACCACCAGCACTTCCGGCACCAGTTGCTTCAGTATTTTCTTCTTTTTTTTCACTCAGTTCTTCTGAGAATTTATTGAAATCTCGAACTGAATCCGAATCTTTTGTCGTATAATTTGACTTAATCGCCTTCATTAAATTTTGTTTCAAGTTTTCCATTTCTATTATCTTTTTAATTTTGTTTCCCAAGTACTTCTATTCATCCACATATATTCATAGAAATCTCTGAATGATTTAACAACCAATTCTCTTATGTTTTTTTCTAATTTACCTCTTTCAATTTCTTTAGCAATTAAATCTAACATTTTATTTTCAAATTGCTTAACAGTTTGTGAATCTAAAAAACTTTTAATTTCAGATTTAACAATTTTTTCAATTTCGTTTTTTTCAGTTTGGTTAAATGCCATTTTAAAAAGCAAGTATTAATAATAAAAGTGTTAATCCTCCACCCGCATAGGTTCCGACTTTCCACCATTTAGTTTTATCGTTATTGGTTTTAATCTCATCTTTTAAGTCATCAGTCATATTAACATATAAACCAATTTGTTTGTCTTTCTCACCAATAATAATTTGATTGTTTTTATCTTTTTCTTCTAAAATTTCAATTTTCTTATCTTTATCACCTTCCCTCTTTTCCAATAAAGAGATTTTAGAATATAATTGCTGGTTTTCTTCAATACAACCATCCAACCTAATCAAATCTTTAGCAATCTTTCTAGCTACTTCAGAACTGATAACAACCTTAGTAGTATCTTTACTTACCGTATTTGTCTGTGAAAAAATGTTGAAGGTCATCATTACCGAGATTATCAACAGAAGCAACTTTTTCATTTGTTTTCTTTTTAATTACGTTTATGTTGTTATCAACCAATTGTATTTCTTGAGTTATTTCTAATATATTTGTATCAAGTTCCGCTAATTTATTATCCAATTCTTTATTTAAAATTGATACCGAGTCAATCTTTGTTTGGATACTATCAATTGACGTTTGATATTTTTCAACATCAGTTTTAATTTGGTTTGTTGTAATAATATTGCACACAAACAAACCAATAATAATTAAAAATAAAATTCCAATTATATTATTCTTATTGTTCATTTGTATCAGGTTTTGTTTTCTTTCTACTAGCAATTATTTTAGCCCATTTAGATTTGAACTTCTCATAATAGGTTTTTAGTTTACTGATAGCCTCAGTAAAGTTCTCATCAACCTTTACCATATCACCACTAATATATAATCCGTTATTTTCACCAATAGTGAAATAGAATTCAATGTCAAAATCAACAATTTTACCACTCCAATCAACGTTGTTTTGGTAAACATTTAATTGATTAAAGTTAACTAAATCTGACACTTCCGAAACAAATTCATCCATAGTTTCTTGGAAAGCTTTCTTATCATCAGTTGTTAATTCAACATCTTTTCTATCTTTTCCATGTATAGTTAAAATACCACCTGAAATTCTATAACCTTGTTCAATTTCATTTTTTTTCTCTTCATCATCTTGTATATCATCTTCAACTGCGGTTGGTACATTATACTTCGTAGCAATTGTATCAACTTCAGGTCGTTCAGATTGTTCAAACAAGTAAGTTTTTTTTATCTCTTGGATATGTTCTTTAACAATAGAATTATTGCTATTCACCAAATCTCTCATTTTTTTGATTTGGTCTTTAATGTCTTGGTTATCTCTCATCATTTTCTATTAAATTTTTAAATTTTTCATAATCAAATGCCGGACTTATATCAGTATATCTACTATTATAATTACTTCTACATACAATACCGTTGAATAATTTAACACCATCAACTTTTGTATTATGTCCAATAAACTTGTTATCTATTGAAAACTTTACAAGTAATTTTTTTGAGAGTTCAATTAGTGAATTTAATTGTTCTTCACTATATGGTTCCCAATATATTTTATCCTTCCATTTTTTTTGAAAAATAGATTTACTATAAATATCTCCAATCCAATTAGAATACGATAAACCTAATGGTGTTTTTTGTAACCATCCAAGATTTTCTAAACAAATTATTATAGAATTTCGATTTACCTCTTGGTCGTCAAAATAGTTAGTATAACTATCATCTGAAATTAGATTTAAAATATTCCCTTCTTTTGTTATAAAATAGTTTGGTATTTTATCGTAAGAACCATTTTTACGATATTTTAATGAATTAAGAAAATTTTCAGCAGGACGAAAACTATGACAAAGGATTATTTGTTTTTTTTTCTTATTTTTTTCAAATTTAGGAAACTTTCCATATTTTTTAATATTAAGCATCCCTTTTTCTGTAGTTTAAAACCTTGTAATCTTCACCTGTTTCGGTGAGTATATCATTTTTTTTTTCAACCTCCTCAGGTTGTATATCTTCCTCTTTTTTAAGTAATCCCATGTAAACAGTATTGTCATACTGACTTTCTTCAGTAATCGGTTTAACTTCTTCCACAGATTCCTCAACAATGTCTTCAGTTATTACCTCATTGTTATCATTAATATTTTCTTCAACAATTTCAGTATACCCATTTAAAACTTCTTCAATTTTACGTAAATCTTCTTCTGACGGAGTGTAAGGTTTATGTTCAACATCTAATTTAACAGGATGATTATTTTGTAATATTTTTTCTAACTTTTCCAAATCTTCATTAGAAGGTGTCCACTTTTCTTTTTCTTTTTCTTCAACCTGTAATTCAATAATTTTTTGAATGTCCTCCTCAGTTAAATCTGTTTTATCATCTTCAACTACTTCTTTATTCTTTTCAGTAAACTTAACCAACATGTGGGCAAATGTAAGAGAGATGATTGGTAGTAATCCGCCAGTTAAAAACGCAAGTACCGTCTTGTGAGTATTTAAATCAGTCTTCTCAATACCCATATTCTCAAGTAATCCACCAACCATTGAAATCCAATCTTGGAATGTCTGTGATGTTTCATCAATGTATGTAAATGAGAAGAATATGTTTCCCAACATTTGAATAAATGTTACGATAATAAATGGGAAATAAACAAATCTACCCATGTTAACTGACACAGCTGCCAAGGCTGATAATGCTGCAATTTCAATACCTACTGAAAGATATATAGCCCAAGTAAAAGGATTAGATAAACCATAAAAACTCGTAACGTGTGATATTGACACAAACGCTACGAGTAGTATTGGAATAACAAAGGCTAAAGAAATTATGTTTGTTAAATTTCTACTAAACCAATTTTTCATTGTCCCAACTCATTCTTGTAATGGTTTATGGGCATATGGTTCTTATCCGACAATTCTTCAATTTCTAAAGTCTTCCAACTTGGAGTTTCTTTAATGATAGTAATTAGTTTATCTTGAGATACTACGATAGTACTTAAAGAGTCAACTTTCTTTGTTAATAACTCAACCTGTTTTTCAGTCGTTTTAACTTGGGTTGAGGTTCCACATCCTTTAAAGAAGGATAATAATACGATTACCAAAATCGCGGGAATAAAGTATTTCTGTAATTTTTCCATAATGTTTTTTTATCTAATTTAAAATTAAATTTATAACAATAAATAGTTGATTACATATAATCGAACAAGGTAACACTCTCATTACGTAACTTACGAAGAGCTTTTTCTTTGATTTGTCTAACTCTTTCTTTAGTTAAACTGAAATCTGAACCTATATCTTCAAGTGTTCTTGGGGTACCTGAGATACCATAGTAGTCTTCAATAATCTGTCTTTCACGTTCATCCAAAATATTCATGATGTTGAATAATCCGTCTTTAAGTTGTTCTCCATTATTGAATACCTCATCAGGCATATCACTGTCTTTGTTTACAATCAAATCAATCAGTGTATCACCATCTTCATTAATCTGAGTTTGTAGGTTAATTGTTGATGGTAGATTAGCAAATCGGTCATCAATTCTCTCACCTGTCTTGTCTGTTCGTTTCTTCTCTTTATATAGGTCTTGAATAACATTCACAGGGATACGGATTGTTCTTGAGTGTTCGTTCAAAGACTGTAGAATAGATTGTCTAATCCACCACACTGCGTATGATATAAAACGAAGGTTCTTTGTCCAATCAAAACTTTGAATAGCTTTCATAAGTCCGATATTCCCTTCCGCAACTAAATCACTGAAATCAACACCTTGTCCCTGATACTGTTTAGCAACAGTGATGACAAATCGTAGGTTACCCTCTAACAATTCTTTACAAATACGTGCCTTTTCACTATCAGATGTTTCGGGGGTTTGCATCTTAGCCGACAGTTCCCTTTCTCTTTCAGGAGTCATTACCTTAATACGTCTAAGTTCTTTAAGGTAGATTTGTACTTCGTCTTGATTAATCGGGATAACTTGGTTTTTTTCCATCATATTATTTGTTTTGAGTAAATTTCTAATTGTTTTAACTGAATTTCTGACAAACTATCTATACCTTTTTCTTTTATCTTATCCAATAAATCATTAAGTGTCATAACTGGTACATCTTGAATAACTTCTTCATTAAGAATTTTAAGAATATCATCAAAAGGACTACCCCTGTGAATATGTATACCCTTTAAAAATTCAGGAACTCCTGTATTATCACTTACGTATCTAGTCTGATTTAATTCTTCATTTTCTGTCAAAATGTCAGTGTTTTCAAACAAATGTTTTTTAATATCTTCGTCCATAGAATATATCATGTCAGATTCAATAGGGAAAACAAAATACATTGCCGTTAATTTAACAATATTTTTTTTCATATAGTCGTCTATATCTTCCCAATCCAACTTCGTGCCAAATGTTATTATGACACCACTGTCTCCATGTTGGAATTTTATATCACCTTTTGATATTTGTGATACCGTTTCAGTTAAAAGGTTTAAAGCCTGTGGGTTTTCTTTATATTCCCCGAATGCAAATAATATATAATTCATAATCATAGTCTTACAAAGATAATACAATTTTTTAATTTACCAAACTTAATGTGAAACTTTAGAAATGTTGTCAGTTTTCGTAATCTTGATAATGTTATCAGACCAGTTTGAAATCATAGGGTTGTGAGTAATAACAAGTATGTTTTCAAAGTATTCTTTAATCTTAATAAAGAACTCATAAACCATTTCCAAGTTATCATTAGAAATCTTACCGAACACCTCATCAAATACTGTAATATTTGGTTTAGGTAATGAACACACTTTAGCCATCACCGCTCTTAGTGCCAGTGAAGCAATTGTCTTCTCATATCCCGAACCTGAAGTCATTAACTTTTCAATTTGAGTATTATTGTCTATCATCCAAAATTCTACCTCATTCTTTTCACTAATACGAATTTCCAATCTGAAGTAACAAGAATCCTGTAATAGTCGTTGAAGTTCGGAGTTAATCAAAGGCATCATACTCTTCATAATTCTTTTTGAGATACCGTTCTTGCCAAACAACTCTAAATAAACTTTATACTTAACTTCCTTTTGTTGTTCCTCAGAAATTTTAATAATTAAGTTGTTATTAGAATTAATCTTTTCAAGATTATTAGTTATCTTAAATCTTGAATTGGTCACTTCCTGTTGGACAAGTTGTTCCTCTCGTTTTAAATCTTCCAATCGTAAGTTAGCCTTAATGATTTGACTTTCAATTTGTTCGTTAGATTTGATTACATCTTGTACATCATCATATCTTTTTAACTTATCTAACAAACTTTCTTTCTTCAATTCAAAGTTTTCAATTGTTGCTTGGTATTTTTCATAGACAAGTTTGTTTCTTTCGTACTCGTCAAAGTCTTTTTTAAGTTTAACAAAACCTTGTTCTTTGTCCGATAATTCTTGTATTAACCCCTCAATCTTGGTTTTTTGCCCGATAAGTCCGTCAAGTTCCGCAATTCTTGATTGTGTAATTGTTGCGTTCATAAGTTCAATGCCACAATGTTCACACTTAATTCCACCACTTACTGAACTCTTTAATTTTTGGATGGATGATATGTTAGTATCTAACTCAACCTTTTGTTTGTAAGTCTTTTGGTACTCTTCCTTAACCTTATCATGTTCATTTTCATAATAAAACTCTGAAGGTTCAACAATCTTAACACCATCTCTTAACTGAACATTCTGTTTGATTTGGTGTTCAAAGTTTCCCACTTCTTTCTTTGTATTGTCAGGATTAAGTAATGAAATTTCTCTATCAACAACAACCTTTGATTTTAAAAGGTTATCACGATATTCTTGTCCTTTAACAATCCTACCCTTAACATCTTCAATTTTAACTTCACTTTCTACAATATTCTTATCAAACTCTTGGTTTTTAACCAATAGTTCTTCGTTCTCATTCTTCAATGTTTCAGTATTGTAAATGTTTGAAATCATTGACTTGGAGAACTCTGAATAGATTTCTTTACCAGTCTCTTCTTTTCTTTTAAGAAAATCTAAACCTAAAAATCTTGATAAGACTTGTCCACGAGCTGTTGGTTTTGCTTCCAACAAGTCCTCAAGGTTAGTACCAGTGGTTAATATCGTCATCAAGAAGTCTTCATAACTTCCAATTGATGTCTTAATAAACTTTTCAGTTTCACGTCGTTGTTCACCTGTAAATTTAACCAATGAACCATCAGGAAACTTCTTAAAGAAGTCTAATTCTGTTTTAACATTCCAATCACCTGACTTAGATTTCTTACGTTCAAGTTCACGAACAATAATGTAATCTTCACCATCAATAACAATTTCCCCTCTAACAGATACTTTATCTTTGTCAGAATATCTGTTAAATATTTCTTCAGCTTTGTTTGTCTTTGTTGTTGTATTAAAAAACAAGAACATCAACAAATCCACAGACAACACAGTTTTACCTCCAAAGTTAGGTGGGTCTGATTCAATTACAGTAATCCCACCCAACTTTTCAAAGTTTATATGTTGGTTTTCACCATAAGATAGAAAGTTAGAAAACTCAATCTTCTTAATATACCACTTCTTAAATGAAGCAATCTCATCTTGTTCGGCAATCATCTTATTATTTACCGCTGAGTCAATCTTCAGTATATCTTCGTAAAGGTTTTCTTGGGATTTAGATTGAAGGATGGACTTAATCAAATCGTGTTGATAGTTCTCGTCCATAATGTTGATAGTAACATCAACATTGTCTTGTACCTCTTCTGTTTTCTTTAACTTGGTAATAACATTTACGCTTGTAGTTGAATACTTTTTTTGAAAGTACGCTTTCACACTTTTTAACTTTTCTTGTGTAAAATTCTCTGGGGTATCTTCCCATACTACTTGTACGTAAGGATTTTCAAGTTTTGAAAAATCTAAATCTTTTATCATTCTAACTTTTGTGAAATTAATTTGCGGGCTGAACAGGTTCATTTGTTTCTACTTCTTCTGTCTTTTCAGAAGCTGTTTGTCTCATCTTTTCAAACAAATCTGACATTGTTCTTTGGTAGCGTCTTTCAGCATGAGCGTTTTTTAATTTCCACGCAGCAACCTTCTGCTTGTGGTTTGGTCTTAATCTTGACTTTGGCATATATTTATTTGGTTTTTAAATTAATCTATTTTAGCTGGTCGGTTTACTTCAAACCATTCAATGAAAGCGTTGATTGCCCATACCGCTCCTGACGCGAATAACCCATCAAAGAACCATGAAATGTATGGACTTGTTCCGAAAAACTGATAAGTCGGTGAGAATAAAACTGTTCCTAAGAAGAACCCTATCCAAGTGGAACAACACATCATACAGGATAAAATACCTGAAATGAAATTGAATGTGTTTGAAAAAATTAAATCGGAGTTTCCATAAGCTTTGATGAAATCTCTCATTCCTTTGAAGATGGTTCCATAAACCATAATTGTTGAAAACCCGTAGGCTAAAATCATAAATAATACTAACTGTGTCATATTCTGTTTTTTAAGTTTGAATTCTGTAGGTAGAAAGCATAAGAAGTTTTTGTCATATCTTCAAGCTCATTCACCTTTCTTGTTAATTCTTTTATTGTGTTATTTTTATCACTTAATTGTCTGTTTAGTTCAAAAAGGGTTTCTTGTAGTTTACCACATTCCACTTCCTTTTTATCTTCCAATTTACCTTTAAGAATGTAAATTTCATTTTGTAGTTCTTCAATCTTTGAGTTATCTTCAACAATAACTTCCTTTTCAAATTCTCTGTCAATAACCTCAGGAAGATTACCCTGATTCAATAAACCATATTTTTCAATATAGTATCCTTTACGGAAACATAGTTTAACAAAACCATTAGGGTCGGTTATTTCATTAATCTTACAGAATGAATTGAAGTCTTCAACGTCTTGTTTGGTTAACTCAATAGTTAACGAATTTTTCTGTTCCATTTTCAATATCTTCGTATGAGTTTATTCTAAATGATATGAAAGGTTTTGGGTTGAATAAATCCACTGTCGTATACTCATCCTTTTCCACATCATAAATTCCATATCCGTGTTTGGTTACCGTTTCACCATAGTTCTGTCCAACGGTTGAACCAATCATGTAAGCCTTCTTACCACCCGGTATATCAAAGATTTGTCTCTTATGAATATCACCACATAGTACCAAATCACATCCATCAAACTTTGATGTTTCAAACCCATCTTCAAACTTAAATCCTAAGTTGGTTGTAAGTCCCTGAACTGGTCCGTGAAATAATCCAATTTTAACTCTATCAGATTTTTCAATCGTAGGTGGGATGTTATGGTCCATAAGTGAATACACACACCAATCAATATTTTCATCCTGATACACACCCCTGTTCTTGTAGTAAACTACCATGTCATTTTTAAGTGAATCAACCACAGGTGTTAGAGCATCCAATCGTTCCATGTTATTTTCAAGGAAGTCGTGATTACCAGGTATTAATACCGTCTTAGCAATCTTTGAACACTCTGTCAATACCCAAGCGATAAACTCAACAAGTTCAGGTGTCATCTGATTCTTTGAGTGAACCAAATCCCCCGTAAATACAATTCTATCAGGTGCAATATCTTTCCATTGTTTAAATGCATCCTCCAATATTGTTTTATATAACTGGTGGTCTTTAAACAACCTAATGTGTAAATCAGAAAAATGAACTAACTTTTTTATCATAGTTCTAATTTCGGAGATTCAGTATGAAATGGGTTTAACTCTTCATTCACATGTCCACAAGCCAAACAAGCGTATGTTGGGAATGGAACAACGGTATCGTCAGGTGAACCAGTTAATAACTTTGGTACTCGTTTTAGATACGTAATTTCTTTGAACTCGTTATGTTCACATTTGTCACAGACAATGAAGTCCATGTCTCTTAAATTAATTTTTGGTTTTTCTAATTGCATATTATTCTTGTATAAACATTATTGTATTACTAATCGGTACTCTAAGTACTGGTTTAGATTTCTCATCAGTTTTAGTCATTACTTCGTAGTAACCTTCTCTCACCTGTACTGTTGATACGTTTAAGTAATCCTCAAAATGAAGTTGACCTAAATCAACGCTTACTGTTTTGTCTGTTGTGTTAAATGTTAGTTTTATCATAGTTCAAATATAGTATTTTTTTTGTTTGTTGTCAATTCAGATAGTCTTTTACATTCATAGTCATCACAGTATCTATCACATCTTGTGGTACTCTGAACTCTTTGAACTCTGAATCCTCTTGCAATAATACGACAATACATCCATATAATTTCATGTTTTCGTATTTTGTTCCTTCCAACATTTTTAAGATTAACTTACCGTATAAAGGTAGTTGAACATAGTAGTGTCCAAGAGCGGTATTTGGTAGGTTTTGGAATGGTTTATACATAGGTTTTGTAAAACTATTACTTTCAAAGTTTTTAGGTTTGTTTGTCTTCCAGTCAGTTATTAATAACCCAAACCCATCTTTCTTCTTGTTTATCACCAACCACACCTTATCGGGTTGTCCCGTATATCCTAATTCAGGATGACCCAAAACAATCTCTGTATCCAACAAAACAACTTCACGTTCCTTCATTAGTTTTAGAAATTTGGAACCAGCGGTAATCATACTATCACCCTTTAGAATCTGTGTAACATCACAATCAAAAATTGGTTGACGGACTTCTTTATAACTTCCACTACTTTCAATCAACTTCTTCTCCAAAAAGAAGTGAACCCTACTACCCATATTGGTAGAATAATCACCAGCGGCTGCCCATTCTTCAATCAGTGATTGTTTAATTACAGGGTTTCCTTTTGATTTCCTTTCAGCAGCTTCGTCAGTTGGAAACTCAGGGTAAAACTTCTTCAACACCTTTGATACTGATGGGAAATTGTTTTTAACAACACCATCCACATCTTTCATAAAATACGTGTGGGTATCCTCAATAAAGGTTAACTCCAACTCTTGTCTTTTGTTCTCTAAAATTTCTCGTA